GCTCTCTCGAGATACGGGGGCCGCAGGGCAAAACCGTACGGGGATTAAAGTTGCCGGGGCCCGATACTCAGTCCCCGTCCCCCTCCATGGAAATAGGGGTGCTACATTCCGTTTGATCTGACCTTCGCCAGAACTTTCTCAAAATCCTTATCCGACATATTCTTGAAGTCGGGGAGACCAGATCCGCTCCTGCTGGTTGTCCCCACACCCCCTTTCTCTGCAAACGGGACCTGACGTTTCAGAACCGTCCTCCCGTCGGAATTACCTGCCACGGTATCCCCTCCCTTCTGCACATTCTCACTCCAGCCAATACTCGGGGCACCGAAATGTCCTTCTCTGCCCTGACTCCGGGCTATACTGTCGTACATCTTCATAAACGTATCAGGGTCTCTGTCCATTGCGTCCCTGATCTTTTTAGGAAATTCCTTGTTGTAGACCACACTCATAACCTGATATGCGTATGGATCCTCTTTTACATGGCTAACGATTCCTTCTTGGAGTTCCCTCATCCGTGCCATGGAAACAGCTTGTTCCTTCTGTTCGAGAACACGATTGACGTTCTGCTCTATGAGCTTCGCCTGACGGTCTTCACGCCATTTACCGAGACGCTTCTCATATTCGTCGAACGTCTCATCGTCACCCTGTTCCGGTTCCCGATCCAGTTCTTCGGCTTTTGGCTGTTGTGTCGGGACTTCTCCCCTCCGTCTGGCCTCGATGAGGGAAAGGACCTGCTTTTCCAATTCTGGGTCCTGTTGGAGTGCAACGATATACGGGGCGTATGGTGTGACCTGTGCCTTGAGATGTTCTGCCTCCATCCCTGCCATTGCGAACCTGTCGTAATCCTCCTGAGAGGAGATAGGGATTTCCCTTCCACCGTACTTCAGCACCCTGAACGGTGCCGGGGCCTGTGGAGGCGAAGGGGCAGGGGCATTGCTCGTCTCGGGTTCATCAGGTTCGGGTTTGTCCTTATCAAACGGTGACGAGTCATCGTCGAAGTTCATCGGTACTGGATCTTCATCCTCGTCCACCATGCCTCCGTGGATGAGAGGACTCTTCCTGTCGAACTCGCTGAACAGGACGTTCTCGTTCAGTTCCTCCTTCTCTTCAACCTTTACGTCTTCTGCTGGCGTACCCTCTCCTTCTCCAGTATCAGAGAAGAACTCGAGATTCATGGGCACGAATCCAAACCTCATTAATTCGGAAAATATCATTACATCAGCACCTCCTCGCTGAACCTGACATTGTCTGGGTACTCCTCTGCGATACTGAGGAGAGAACTGGCAACAACCTCCGCAAACGGAGATGCCTTGTCTGCGTGCTTGATGTCCCATTCGATGTCCCATTCAGCCTTTGCGTGATCAGTTTTTATGGTGCATGGAATACCCAGATTCCTTCTGACCCCGTTTTCAAGGATGTGCATTGCCATTGAAATAGCGGCGCATATCACGTCCTTGCCAGATTCAGCGTAGTCGGCGTGTCCTACGCTTGAAATGCCAACTATTTTCTTTTCCCCGTTTGTTCCCTCTTGCACCAATACCTCTACATAGGTCATCCAACTACCCTCCTTTTACCTTCAATCCACTTCATTAACGAACGTGCGCCTTTCATCCATCCATGGATCTCATGGAAGGCATCGTCATCTCCAGCCCTTATGGCGTAGAGACTCTCATGCAGTTCTTTCTGGAAAGACTCCTCAACCCTGCGGAGTGCCTCCATATCCAGCCTCAATAGGTACGGGGCCAGATCCTTGTGCTGTTCTCCCATTCGGGTCAAGTAGTCCTGTAACCGCTGGTCCCCGGTGTTCTCCTTCTCCCCCTCCAGAAGGGGGTTGTACCTGATTCCCATTCATTGCACCTCCCATGCCTGTCGCTTGTGCCAGTATCTGGAATGTTGATTGGAGCACACCGATCACCTGTCCCATGTCAGGTATCTGACCTGCCTGTACCATCTGTCCCAGTTGCGCAATCTGTTGCATTGCCATCTGGAGTTGCTGTTGTGTCTGAGGATCTGCGATGAACTTCTCGTAGTCCTTCCATCCCCAGACATCCATGATTTTCCTGACACCCTCGTACACGTTCTGCGGAGTCATGACACCAATCTGCATCAGCATGGTCGAGTACTGGAGGATCTGTACCATCTGGTTGACTTCCTCCTCCTCTTTCCCCGTAGCTCCGCTGATGTCCACGACCACGTCGAAGTTCCCTGCAAGATCGTCGGGCGAGATCTCCATGGGTTCGTTGAATATGCGAACAACCAGTTTCTGGTCGATGAACTGCTGATTAAGCTCCAACATCATCTTGTACATTCGTCGTATGGAATCGCTCATGATCCGTGCGATAAGCTCGATCCTCTGAGCGGAAGCGTTCATGATTGCCGAAATTCCTGTTGCGGTATTCGATGTGAGGGTGAGCCTTCTTCCGCAGACATAGAGTTCATCCTCTGCGTCGACAGTCAGACACCTCATGGGTTCTATGGGTATCTCGCGGATCTTTACGATTGCCTGTTTTTCCCAGTACTTCGGATTCGTCCTCCATCTCGCCGCCTTTGCAGGGAGCGTCACCGGGCAGTACTCAAGAGCAAATGTCACGTGGGCATGAGGTCTGGCATTGGGGAACCTTCTCGACACGCCTTTGCGCCAGTTCACATTCGGCTTTCCACCGAGACTCTCCACAAGGAGAGCAAACCCCATCACAAGGGCCGGTTCCGAGTTGCAGAATATGGCGTTGCCGTTCTTGTCGATACAGCCGTCCGTATCCATGAGTCCACGGAGAAGGGCAAGTCTCTGATCGAAGCTCCCCTGAAGGTAAATATCAGGAATATGCTTTACATTGGATCTCGTCTCCTCGTGCCTCGAATCACGGAGCACTCCAAGATCCTTCAGCATTTTTCTGAACGGCGTATTTACAAGCTGGTACGTCTTGGCTTTCCCGCTGTTGCTATGGAGGCACTCCTCAACACGACCCTTGTAGAATGTCTTTGCCCATGAGTCGAAGGCCTCGACAATTTCCGGCTCCATCGTTGTGAACCGGTTGGTATGAGCGTTGCCGTCTCCAAGCCATGCCCCGAGGAGATAGGGAGGTATGGGGAGATCCTTCTCCGTGAAATCGACAGGGCCGACACGGGGGATAAACACCTTGTGCCCTGTCTGGATGAGGTCATATATCCGCTCTGTCGGGAGTTTTTCCCATTCGGGGGACATGTTTCTGCTGTGCCTGTCGCACACCTTCACCGACCACCGATGATCACCACCGGCGCGGATGACATCGCCGGACTTGAATGTGATCTCAAAGGCCCTCTCCGGCATCTGTACAGGGTGGGCCTTCAGGACTCTGACTCCCTTGCCGTCAGATCCGACAACTATGTCACCCTCGACAATGTCCTTGTTCAGCTTGTATGTTCCGTCGATGAGCGGAACCAGAGTGTCTAGGGCAAGGAGCTTATTGAGGGACTTTGCGTCAAGCCCCTGATTGTAACGGGTCACACCACTTCTCTGTTCCAACTGGGTCTGTACAAACTCCATCATCTGTAGAGGTGCATTCCCGAGGGGCTGGGGAGTGATCTCCCTGAATCCCTTGCCGAGGAAGTTGGTGAACACTACACCTCCGGGACGGGGATTGATCAGGGATTGAATGTCCACTCCAGCGTTCTCGTCGACCTCCCACATCTGATTATTCTGGAAACTCAGGTTATCCAAAGTCTGGCGCATGAGTGCTGTCTTCACCTGCTGGAACTCTCCCACCAGTTCAGCTATACCTATACCGTGGAACCTGAACAGGTCGAGTATCGGCCTCAGTTCGATGAACGGAGGCAGTCCATGTGCGTACGGGTTCCGCTCCATACGGATGATCGTGTCCCCTGCAAGAACGACAAGATATGGTTCAGCTACACCATCACCCTTCGCATCGAGGAGTCCCCACCACTCGAAGACCTCGACCTTCCTCCGTGCCACCTGCTCTGACTCCCCAGATGACGAGAACGAGAAAGAATCACCTGCCAGTGCCTGTCTCTCTGAATCCTCGGAGAGGCGCAGGGATTCGTCAGATGACGTGTAGCGAACGACTTCGGAGATACCACTGTAGACACCTTCCTTCTCCTTCTCCCGAAGATAGGAAATGGTCCTCTTCACCCTGTGGATCACGAACATCGCATCGTCCATGGACTTTGCGTCAGGATCTATCAGGATCTCCTCCGGTGGGAGCACGTCCACCTTTGGGCCGGAGTAGGTCACGATCCGTCTCTCTCCACTGACATCCCGGTACACCCTCACTGGCTCCAACTGCTGTGGAGGCCATCCATATCCCATGGCATTCGGATCGACAATTTCGTTCATCCTCGGGTATGCGTAATCCACACTCCCTGCTGTGATCTCCTCGATAGAATCGTCCTGCATGAGTGCTTGCATCTGAGGTTCGATCACTTCAGGGAGATGGAATCCCTTGCGGACGTAGTCCTCTCTCCACGTGATCTTGGCGTAGGATGTTCCGTAGACCAGACCGGACTTGATGAGGGTATAGAGTGACTGAAACCCGTTGCACCTGTTGTTGAACTGCCAGTTGAGAAGACGCTTGTTCTTCTCAGCCTTTTCGATGTCCTCAGTTCCCTGCGGAGTCACGTCGATGCAGTCCCGTCCTCCAGCGAAGGCCTTCATGAAGTTCGGCATCATCCACTCGATACTGTCCATCACGTCGGAGGAAATGACACGGGAACGTCCCTTCCTTGTCGTATCTCTCAGGTCATCGCTGACAGTGTTCTTTGCCCTGTAGAGTTCGTACAGGGTCGCACGTTCACCTGCCATGGATTCGTTGGCCTTTCTCCCGGCCTCGATGTCCTCTTTAACGACACGGAGTACCATCTGCTTCAGTTCCTCATCGGACCTCACAGGTTCTCCGTACAGTTTGTCCTCATTGAACCCATCTTCGGCTTGCGGGGATTCTCCGTTCCCCCAGGTATTGCTTCCATCTACCAGCACTCCATCACCTCCTTTTGTGACTCGTATTTCCCGTTTTTGCTATCCATAACGGGCGTTGCGACTATCTCCTGATTCGTCAGACGGGTTCGGAGCCAACCTTAGTCCTTCGCACCACTGGTACGGAGGCATAAAAATGGGAGACCTCTGGGGAGACCTCCCTACTGACACCCGGCAAGGTAGCGATTTGCCCGGCGGGTGACTGCTACTGTTCCTCCTCTATCACTACTATCATGGCACCCATATGGGTACCCATTGGGGACCTATGTGGGACCCAGAAGGGTGACCATGGGGTACCTATCGCATTCCCCACCAGAGAGTCCACCCTCCAGAGGAGAGACCCGAGAGACTTCCCCGAGAGATCAAGGAAGAACGGTTTCTCCCCGAATGGGCCGAATGCCTCGCCTACATCTATATCGAGATCGTCACGGAACATCCCGTTCAGGGTACTGGAGGTCCCGTCCACTTCGAGTCCGTCCATGGCTCTCCATATCCCTCCATTTCGGTCCCAGCCCCACCAGCATCATGAGTGCCTGTATCGATTTGCGGTCACTGTTCTTGGCCTCACCGGACGCACCGTTGTATAGTTCCCACAGCAGACGCTTGCAACGGCTGAAGACCTGTAGCTTGGGCCGTGATCCAGAGGAGGACGAGAACAACCTGTTCAGGTTTGCCACCTGATGGTCCCAGTCAGACGGTGACGGCATCATGTGGAACCCTGCGGACATGTAGGTCTGCGCCCATACTCGACCGCTGATCGGGTGCTCCTTCCACATCACATCCGGTGCCACCACCTGTAGGACCTTGCGGTTGCCTGTCCTCTCCTTGAATTTGCTGTACAGCACGTCAGGCGTGACCGATGCGAACAGCTGGTCGATCACGTAGAGTCTCCCCTCCGGTGAGCACGACAGCCACAGCATCACTGCCTCACCCTCTGGATCGACTGCAAGGGATGCCCAGATGGGCCAGTGTGACGGGATGGGGATCTCGGGAGTGGTACAGGTACTGCTGTCGAATGACTGGATCAGACGGACTGTGCGTGCGTCATCAATCATCGACAGGGCATCCAGCATATCGTCGTGCTCCCCTGCTGATGCTGTCGGGAAAACCTCCATCTCATGAAGGAACGTCTGGAGCCACGGTGCATGCTGTGGAACACGAAGAGACCTGCTCCTTAGAAGGGGAGACAGTCTGCCAGTGATCTTGGGGACCTTTTCCTTCCTTGTCTTCACCCGGACAAGATTGAAGAACACGTCACGCTTCCGCATCTCAGCCTCAAGTGTCTGTGCCAGATAGTCTTGCGCCGCAACGGTCTCCACTCCCACTGACTGAGGTGACCACCGTGTCACGGCACGGAAAATCGCATCTACGGTGCCGTTCAAGTCCCTCCGGTCACGGTCCATGTCCAGCACGTCACGTACCCCATCCTGCCTGATTGCGACGGTGCAGACCACTGTTGGGTCGTTCGAGGTTTTCGTCCCGATGCCGGGGTCGACCATCGTAATGATGGAAGCACCCTCGAGGGAGGTGTTAAACTCGTCGAAGTACCGCAAGTCCTCTATTTTCAACGGTCTGGACTCAGGGGACATGGCAACGCACATCCTCTCCCTGTCCCAAATGTCTCCCTTGCCTATGGCACGGTACGAGTCCCTCTCTGCAAGGATGTCCTCCACCTGAAACCGCTCCGGCCACGCAGAGACCTCTTTGCCCTCAGACCCGGTCATGATGGGCACTCGCTCGAAAATGAAACCCAGTTCATTCGCCGATGCGGACACTCTTTCGATCACGCAGGACTCCCCCAGGTTGTTCCCGATCAAGAAGATTCGTGTCGAGTTTCCAAGGAACATGACATCCCCGAGGAACCAGTCCCAGTCCTTCTCTAGCGTGGTTGGTGACTGCATGTCCTCAAGGTCTTGGAGGTCATTCAGGATCAGAATATCGGGCCGACGAGTTCCCCAGACCAGTCCTCGGATGCTGGCACCCTTGCCGTAAGCTTCGATCCTGACCTGCATCCCATCCGTATAACGGACCTGAAACGCCTGACCAGAGTCCTCCACCACCTTATCGACATCTAGCCTCAACTCCTCTCTGTCACGGGCTTGGAACTGCCTCGTCACGTCTTTTAGCTTGGCACTGGCGAGGGTCTGAGTCGATGCCACGATCACCACGTAGCACCTGTCTGGGAGCGGGTACGTCAGGGCGTGTAGGAGGTACGCTTGGAAGACGTATTGGTCTTTACCGCTCTCCCTGAAACCCTCACAGGCGTAGTGCCTCTTTCCACGGAGGAGTAGGTCACTCCATCTGTGGTGAAACCGGGCAGACGCTACATCTGTGGGGCTTGCGAGGAACCGGTCCCGAAACGCCACAAGCGAGGAGAAACACTTGGCCTCCTCCCTCATAAGGCCCATGTCGAGGGGAGTGCTCACACCTCTTCACCGAAATCCTCTATACTAGAGTTAGGGAGTGCCAGAGGCTCGTCCCGGACCTCCT